CCTTTCCCGCCTACGACCCGACGTACTCGGCTACCAAAACCAGCCAACCCAAGATCCGCACCACGCAATTTGGTGACGGCTACCAGCAGCGGGTCACGTTTGGTTTGAATCAGAACGCGAAAGAATGGCGCCTTACCTTTAGCGTCAGCGATGCTGATGCTGACATCATCGAGGCATTCCTTGATGCCCGTGCTGCCGATGGTGCCAGCTTCGACTGGACGCCACCAGATGGCAATACCAGCTACAAGTGGACCTGCTTTAGCTGGACCAGAGAGCTGTTTGAGTTTGAGCGCAGCAAGATTGACGTTACCTTCATGCAGGTATTTGAACCGTGACCGTACCAGTTAGTGCGCTACAAGAGATTGCACCTGGCGCAATCATTGAGCTGTTTGAACTGGAACTTAATGCAGCGCAGCATGGCGTAAACGAAACGTACCGCTTCCACGCTGGCGTCAAGGTAGGCAGCAATCAAAACATTGTCTGGGCGGGTAATGAATATTTGCGCTTTCCCATTGATGCCGAAGGCTTTGAGTACAGCGGCCAAGGGCAATTGCCGCGTCCCAAGCTGCGCATCAGCAATATCTTTGGCACCATCACGGCACTGCTACTTACGCTGCCTAATGGCCTAGAAGGCGCAAAGGTTACGCGCATCCGCACACTGGCGCGGTATCTGGATGCCGTTAATTTTCCGCCATCGGATTTCTTGCTGCTTGAAGATGGCGGCATGTTTCTGCTTGAAGATGGCGAAACCTTAGGCCTTGAAGCAGAGAATCCCACTGCCGACCCCACCGCCGAATTTCCCCGCGAGATCTATTACGTCGACCGCAAGGTCATCGAAACCCGCGATGTCATCGAGTTTGAGCTGGCAGCAGTCTTTGACCTGATTGGTGTGCGTGCGCCAAAGCGTCAATGCGTCAGCAATGTATGCCAGTGGAAATATCGCGGCCCCGAATGCGGCTACACCGGCAACGCATACTTCAACACCAATAACCAACCCGTCACATCACTGGCGCAAGATGCCTGCGGCAAGCAACTCAGTAGCTGTGAACTGCGGTTTGAACAGCAGCGCCGCACTGGATCGGTTACAACCGGCAGCAACATTCTCACGTTGGCGCAAGCCAGCTCGTTCAGCACTGGCGACCCGGTTACAGGTTTCGGCCTACCTGCTGGTACGACTGTTGTAAGCGTGGCTGGCACTCAGGTCACAGTGAGCCAGAACGCTTTTGCCAGCACGGGCGTGGTGACCACCGGAACCATCCAAGGGAACTACACGCAGATTGCTGTCGCCAGTGCCACTGGCATCACTCCTGGCATGGCAGTAGTCGGATCATATTTGCCGGCCAATTGCCAAGTGGTTGGCGTTTCAGGTAATACGATTACGCTCAGCTCCACAGTGGATTTGACGCAGTTTTTTAGCGTAGTTGGGTCTGCCACTGGGTCTGCCTTTGGTGCATCGGTGCAATATGCACTCGGCACGTCGCTTGGCGTCGGATGGTACGCGGCCAGCAGTTTAATGCCCCTTAATAGATACTCTCAAATTGCCAATGTACGAACCGTTAGCTATGTAATTACAACAGGAAAAAACAGCAGTGTTGTAAAACGTACTGTTGCTGATATGACTCAAAATACGGGAGTAAGCAATAGAGCTGCAGCGTGGACTTTCTACGTGTTTGCAGGCATTCCATCGGCCACCTACACATTCTTTGCCACTAACCAAACCTACACCTTCCGCTCGGATGCAGGCATTCCCTTTGGCTCTTTCCCGGGCATCGGCACCTACACCACATGACCTGGCAAGACGAGGCACTGGAGCACGCACAGGCCGAAGACCCCCGCGAGGCCTGCGGCTTGCTGGTCGTTATCAAAGGGCGTAAGCGATACATCCCCTGCCGCAATCTTGCAGCTAGCCCCGATCAGTTCTTTCTGCTGGATCCTGCTGACTGGGCTGATGCTGAAGACCAAGGCGAAATCGTCGCCATCGTGCATTCGCATCCATCAACACCTGCCCAGCCATCACCAGCGGACTTGGCCGCCTGCGAAACCAGCGGCCTGCCCTGGTACATCGTCAACCCTAAAACCGGCCAGTGGGGCGAGTGCAAGCCATCGGGCTACAAGGCACCGCTGATTGGCCGCGAATGGGTGTGGGGTGTGCATGATTGCTGGACACTCGCCCGCGACTGGTACGCCGAGCAAGGCATCGTGCTCCGCGACTGGGAACGCTGCAATAACCCTGACGAGTTCCAGGCATCGCCGTACTTTGACAAGTGTTGGCGCGATACCGGCTTCCGGGAACTGGAGGAAGACGAAGAGTTGCAGCATGGTGATGCACTGCTCATGGCCATCAACAGCACCGGCTTGAATCACTGCGCCGTTTATCTAGGCCACCAAGAAGTGCTGCACCACATCCAGCATCGGCTTAGTGGGCGTGACTTTTATTCAGGCTGGCTTCTAAAATGCACTGGTAGGAGGTTGCGTCATGCTGCGTAAGATTAAGCTCTACGGCAAGCTGGCCAAGTTCGTCGGCCACCGCATCCTCGAAGCCGACGTCGCAACCGCCGCCGAAGCCGTGCGGTTTCTAGTGACCAACTGGCCCGATCTGGAGCGCCACATGGCTGACCAGCACTACCGCGTCAGCATTGGCAACTACGACTTGCTGGCAGAGGAGCTGCATGACCCCGCCGGCCAGCAAGACATCAAGATCGTGCCCGTAATGGCTGGTGCTGGTGCCGTTGGGCGGATCATTGCTGGTATTGCACTAGTTGCCGTTGGGCTGTTTGTGCCTGGCATTGGAGCCCTAGGCGTGCAGCTTCTGGTTGGAGTGGGCGCCAGCCTCGTCCTTGGCGGTGTTGCCCAACTACTCACGCCCACGCCAAAAATCCCCACAGGCCCCGACACACAGAACGACCCGCGCAAGAGCTACAGCTTCAGCGGCATCCAAAACACCAGTCGTCAGGGCGTGCCAGTGCCGATTGTTTACGGTGAAACCATTGTCGGCTCGGTTGTGATCTCCGCCGGCATCGACACCGTGCAGGTGCAAGCATGACGATCATCGGTGCTGGTGGCAGTGGCGGCGGCAAAGGTGGCGGTGGTGCAGCTCGCACGCCAACAACTGCACGCGACAGCCTCGACTCAACCCAGTACGCCCAGCTCATTGACCTGATCAGCGAAGGCGAAATTGCTGGCCTTAAGGACGGCTTCAAAAGCATCTTCCTAGATAACACGCCGCTACAAAACCCAGACGGCACCTTCAACTTTCAAAACGTCACCGTTTACACCCGCAACGGTACCCAAAACCAGACTGCCATCCCCTTTGCTGGTGTGATCGAGGATGAACGCCCCGTCGGCGTAACCGTCCGCAATGATGGCCCCGTCACTCGGACCATCACCGACTCGCAAACCGAGGCGGTCCGCGTCACCATCACGGTGCCACGACTGGAGCGCATCACCAACGAAGGCGACACGGTAGGCGAATCAGTCCGGCTGCAAATTGCTATCCAGTACAACGGCGGCGGCTATACCACCGTCATCGATGACACCATCGCCGGCCGATCGGGCGACCTGTACCAGCGCGATTACGTCGTGGGCCTGTCGGGAACTTTCCCGGTGGACGTCCGCGTGACGCGGATCACGCCAGATAGCAATGACCTGCGCACGGCGAATGAATTCTCCTGGAGCAGCTACACCGAGATCATTTACGCCAAGATTGCCTACCCCAACAGCGCATTGGTCGGCATCCGCATCGACGCCGAGCAGTTCAGCAGCATCCCCAGCCGCAGCTACCGGGTACGTGGCATCAAGGTTGCCATCCCAAGCAATGCAACCGTCGATCAAACCAATGGCCGCATCACGTACGCCGGCATCTGGAATGGCACGTTCGGCGCTGCGCAATGGACCAGCGACCCCGCTTGGATCCTGTGGGATCTGCTGACCAGCACCAGATACGGCTTTGGCGAGCACATCATTCCCGCCAGTCTCGACAAGTGGGCATTTTTCGCCGCATCCCAATACGCATCCGAGCTGGTGCCCGACGGCTTCGGTGGTTACGAGCCTCGCTTCTCCTGTAACACCAACATCCAAACGCAGGAAGACGCGTACAAGCTGATTAACGACATGTGCAGCGTGTTCCGGGTGATGCCCTACTGGGGCCTCGGCTCGCTGACCATTGCGCAAGACAAACCAGTTGATTCGGCCTACCTGTTCACGCTGGCGAACGTTACTGAGGAGGGTTTTAGCTACAGCAACAGCAGCCTGAAGACCCGCCCCAATGTCGCCGTGGTCAGTTACCTCGACCTAGCGCTACGCGACACGGTATTTGAAGTGGTGGAGGATGCTGAGAACATTGGCAAGTACGGCGTCATCAAAACTGAAATCAGCGCCTTTGCCTGCACCAGTCGCGGCCAAGCACGCCGCATTGGCGAGTGGATTCTCTACTCCGAGCGCTACGAAAACGAAACCATCACCTTTACGACCAGCCTTGATGCGGGTGTGGTGGTCAGACCAGGGCAGGTAATCAATGTTGCGGATCCTGTAAAGGCTGGATCACGTCGCGGCGGGCGAATTGTTTCCGCTACTACGACTACGGTTACTATCGACAGCACAGAAGGCATAAGCGCTTTGCCCGGCGGTTACTTGTCGGTCATAAAACCCGATGGCGCAGTTGAAACCCAGCAAATTTTTAGCCGTACAGACAATGTCGTCACACTGGTAGCTCCGCTATCCGTAGCGCCCAATCCGAACAGTGTATGGGTGTGGGAATTTAGTGAAATTGAAACGTCCACATGGAGGGTGTTAGCAGTCCAAGAGCAAGACGGCATTAACTACACCGTCAGTGCTTTGTCGTACAACGCCAGTAAATATGCCTACGTCGAACGCGACCAACCGCTACAACAGCGCGACATCACCGACCTCAACATCATTCCAGAGGCTCCCACCGACCTCACTTACGAAGAGGTGCTGTACGACGGTGGCGGCATCGCTAAGTGCAAGCTGGTTCTCAACTGGCGCCCAGTGGTTGGCGTCCGAGACTATCGCGTGCGCTGGCGATTTGTGCCCGGCAACTGGACCACCGAAAACATTTCTCGCGTTGACTACGAAATCCTCGACACAAGCCCTGGCCGCTACGAAATAGAGCTGTATTCAATCGGCACCAATCTGCGGGCATCAGTTGAACCGGCGCGGCTAAATATCACAACCTTTGGCAAAGTTGCACCCCCCAGTGATGTAACTGGCGTCAGCTTGCTGCCTGGCGACGAGCTAAGCGGGATGCTCAACTGGGACCGCGCACCAGACCTTGACGTGGTGCTGGGCGGCAAGGTGCTGATCCGCCATTCCAATGTGCTGTCGGGTGCTACTTGGGAAAACTCGCAGGATCTGGTGCCAGCCGCCGCAGGCAGTCAGACCCAAAAGCTGGTGCCCATCCTAGAAGGCACCTACCTGCTGAAATTTGAGGATGACTTCGGCAACCGCTCGATCAATGCCACAACGATTACGACCACATTTCCAGCACCGCAACCCCGTCTATTGGTGCAGTCTTTTGCTGAAGACCAAGACGTGCCGCCATTTAGCGGGAATGTTACGGGGATGTATTACGACCCCGGTTTTGACGGCCTATTGATCGACTCGGGCGAACTCGTTGACGACCTAGCCACCGACGGCGACTGGGATGCCCTTGTTGCAGTGGACAGCATCATCGGCACTAACCCCGCTGGCGAATACGAATTTGGCAGCTCATGGGATATGGGCGCCGTCTTTGATGTGAACGTTCGCCGCAGATTCGTCACCCGCCCCATCCTGCTGACCGGGCTTTGGGATGACAACACAATGATGATCGACGAATGGCCGGACATTGACGAGGACAACTTGGATGTGGTGAATGCCGAGCTGTACGTTCGCACCACGCCAGACGATCCGGCTGGCACACCGACGTGGGGCGACTGGAACCAGATCGCTAATGCCATCGTGCGTGGCCGAGGCTTCCAGTTCAAAACCATCGCCACTTCCAGCAACCCATCCATCAACATCCTGATCGACGAACTCGGCGCCGAACTGGAGCTACAGCAACGCACCGAGCAGTCGGCAACAATAAACAGCGGCGCTGGAGCCTATGCCGTCACCTTTGCCGATGCTTTCTACCAAGCGCCAAATGTTGGCATTACGGCGTACAACTTGGCAACCGGCGACTTCTTTGCAGTGACATCAGTGACGAGAACTGGCTTTACAGTAGAATTCAAGAACAGTGCTGGCACGGCCGTGGATCGACAGTTCACCTACACTGCCAACGGCTACGGCAAGGAGATCTAAGCAGTGGCACAACACGACTACATTATTGCCAACCAGTCCGGCGCCGCCTTCCGCGCCGACCTGAACAACGGTCTGGCTGCAATTGTCAGCCAGAACAGTGGCGCCACTCAACCCAGCACCACCTACGCCTATCAGTGGTGGGCGGATACGACCACCGGCCTGCTGAAAATCCGCAACGCCGCCAACAACGCTTGGATCACCGTCGGCACCTTGGCCGATGCCAACCTCGGCCTGCTGAGTCTTGCAGGCGGCACGATGACAGGCGACCTGACGCTTAACGCTCAAAGCGACCTGCGTCTTGCCGACTCGGACAGCAGCAACTGGGTAGCGCTGCAGGCGCCTGCAACCGTGACCAGCAATGTCACTTGGACGTTGCCGGCTACTGATGGCGCAACGGGTCAAGCAATAACTACTGACGGCAGTGGCACGCTTGCATGGAGTGCAGCGGTAGCGCCCCCTGGCAGTATTATCTGGCATTCCGCCAGCACAGCTCCAACTGGCTATGTTAAGGCCAATGGCGCAAATTTAAGCCGGTCAACTTATGCCGCTTTGTTTGCTGTTATTGGAACTGTTTACGGCGTTGGAGATGGAAGCACAACATTTACTGTACCTGACTTAAGAGGTGAGTTTCCCCGTGGTTGGGATGATGGACGTGGCATTGATAGTGGGCGAGCAATTGGTACAGCACAGGCACAGGCATTTTTAAGCCACACTCACTCTTTCCATCCTGCTTACTTTCTAGGCTCTGGTGCTGCAGGTTTTGACGGTAACGCAATAACTGGCAATAGCGTTCAAGGTGGGTACGGAAACTTTGGATCTATTCCATCTCAAACTACCGGTGCTGCTGGAGGCACTGAAACCCGTCCCCGCAACATTGCCCTTTTGGCCTGTATCAAGTTTTAAGCCATGAAAATCTTTCACTATCACCCCGAAGCAGGCGTTTTCCTCGGGGAGGGCGTAGCCGATCCTTCACCGCTTGAGCCAAACGCTTGGCTTATTCCTGCGTACGCGACCACATCTGAGCCTCCTTTGCCCGGAAAAGGCAAGCAGGCCGTGTGGACTGGTAACACTTGGAAGGTAATGCCTATTCCAGTGCCAAAGGTTGAGCCAATGCCAGAGCAGCCTCAGTTTGAAACACCGGTTCCGTTGACCCCCGAGCAGAAGCTGGCTGCTGCCGGCCTGACCGTTGAAGAACTGCGCATTCTGCTGGGGCTCGACTGATGGCAGTCAAAGCCAAAGTCGGCACCGGCCGCATCGACCACCGCCCAGGGCCACCTAAAACCACCAGCATTGGGCAGGGCCAAAACTCAAGGCCTCGTCGCCGTGGCCGCAAGAAAACTCGCGGGCAAGGCCGCTAAGTTTTTACATCCCCAGTACAAGCCATGGCCGACCGCAAGATCTCCG